TCAGGTCACAACTTTCAGAGCGGGATGTAACCCTTCCGGCTCCAGCGCGGAGGCCGCAAGTTCGAGGGCCGAAGGGGCCAGTTTCATGTAGCGCTCCGTCGTTGTGAAGGAGGCGTGATCCATCCATTCCTTGATGCGCTTGGCATCGACGCCCCGGGTGGCCAGACGGCTGGCGCACGAGTGGCGGTAGACGTGGAACGGCTGGGTGATCGCCGCGTAATCCCCTTCGAGCTTCGTGTAGATGCTCTTGAGAACCGTCCGCGCCTGATCGTACTCGATGTCCCCGAACGGCCCCTTCGGGTCGGTGCTGGCCGAACGCCGACGCTGGAGGGCAGCCTGTGCGCGCTTGGTTAGCGGCAGCCCCATCATGTTGCCGTTCTTGCGGTTCTCCAACACGACCACGGTCGGCCTGATGGTGCGCCACTCCAGCCTCAGGGCCTCGTTGATACGCGACCCGGTGTCGAGCAGGAAGATGACGAGGTCGTAGAGGTCTTCCCGGTTGCGGTGCAGGAGGTGGCTCAGGACCGGGTCCTCTAGGCCGAAGTCCAGCCAGTTGAGCGACCCGCTCGCCTCCTCGAACAGCGGTATCTCGGGAAGATCGGTGATCATCTTCCGCTTCCTCGCCTTTTTGAGGATCATGCGGACCACGGAGAGCTTCCGGTTGACGGTGCTCCCCGAGTTTCCGATCTTCCTCAGATATCGGACGTAGTCATCGACGGTGATGTCCGTGACGTCCTCCGGGTGGCGCTTCTCCCCGAACCATTCGAGAAACATCTCGCCGTTCCGGTACGCCTTGGAGATGTCCTTCGCGCCGCCGAGCTTCCAGTCGTCCTTGACCATGTCGAGCAGATCGCGGACGTTTTCAATGCGGCCACCGCCCTGGGTGATTACCGTGGCAGCCTCGGGGATCGCTCTCCCCATTTTGTGAGCGTGTCGGGCGTCGGCCTCCCACGTCTCGGCCTCTGCCTTCGTTTCGAAGAATGGCCGGTATCGCTTGTCGAGCGTGACATCTACCTGCCACCCGCGACCTCGCTCTTTAACTGCCATGTTAACTCCCTAAGAGTTCGATTAATGTGTTGAAGACTTGGTTGCCCTTCCGAGTTGCACGAACGCGCTTGAAGCGGCGATCCCTCGGGTCTTCGTAGGTCTCGACTAGGTCTAGGCCGGGCACTTCCTTCATCTCGCCACCGACTGGCTTCCAATAGCTCTTCGTCAGTTCGTCAATCTTTCGGGTGATCGACCCGCCGTCACCAAGGCCGGTGCGTTGCGCCAGCTCTCGGATGGTCAGTTCAGGTGTGCCGACGATGTGCAGGAAGAGGCTTATCTGCCCCGCTTGCATCTTCGGGTTCAGCTTTCGAAACTCTTCGATGAAGTTGATAAATTTACGCGCTGTCTTGTTGTCAGCGGTGAGTGTGGTCGCGCTCATGATGTCCCCCTAAGAACTCATTACAAAACAAGAGGTACTCCAAAGCCGCAATAGTTGCAAGACTGGAGGAGATAACGCATTGAAATCTCCTCCTATCTCGTCCCCTTATGCGGCCATACGCTCCGCAAGTAGGCTCAGGGGATATGCATTCACTTCCGCGATGCCCGCTTCTCTGAGGGCCTCGGGCGCTTCGACCCGCGTGATTTTGAGGCGACGTTTGTTGCACTGGTGGGTGAGCCAGAAGCCGTCGTGCAGCGTCCCCACAATCGGATCGTCAAGTAGATCGAAGGCTGACGGCCGATATTTAGAGAAGAAGCTGACGACTGTGTCGTATCCGGCAGGTACGTTAGGACTTTCCCAAGGAGAAACAGGCACTTCCCCCTCAGGAACCTTGATCGGTGCAGTACCCAAGATCGGGTTGGGAGCCGCCATAGTTTCGAGAGCAGTGGCGATGCGCCCAAGCACCGTGATCAGGGCTTCATTGAACGAAGTCATTTCTTTGATTGTTCCAAAAAGAGGGGGGAATGCCCAAGCCCAAACTTGCGGCACGGGTCCTATACAATATCGCGCTATCGTTGTGAAGGGTAATCCATCAATTACATAGATATATTTCCGCAACCAATCACAGATTGTTATGGATTTGCTACGCAGCCTTGTGCAGATGGTAGCGAGCGTAGCGCTGGCCGGTCGGGTCCATCTTCATTTCGCGAGTAATTCTGTGCCCGAGAACTTTGAGGTCGGCGATCCGGCGCGGTAGGGCGCGGCAGCGGAGAACACCCTGGGCTTCCATCTGCGTGATGGCCCCCTTCCGGCGCATCAGTTCGAGCACGGCCTTGGTCATCGGTGCGGACGGCTCGGCGGGTCTCTTCGGCTCGGCCTTCGGGGCTGCCTGGGCGACGGCTTCCATCTTGGCGACGAAGTCGTGGACGTAATACCCGCCGTCGCCCTGAGTGACACCGTGCGGCCAGATGATCTCGACGTAGCGGCGTTCGCCATTGAAGTAGACGCCCTGCGGACCTACCGTGACCTCGGTCCCTGCGGGTGCGCTGAAGCCCCGGTTCTTCGTGTCGGGCGTGAAGATCAGAACCTGACCCGGCTTGAAGGTGACGTCGAGGGTGGCAGTGTTGGAATTAGACATGGAAATCTCCTTGCGCTCTCGGCGCATCGTGAAGGCTGATTTAAGGGTGGCTGAGGGCGGCTGCCCTACTTATGCGAAGCGGTGACCGACGACCTCCCAGAACTGGCCGCAGCGCGAGCGCCGGGAGGTGATCCGAGTGCCCCAGACGGCAGGACGGTAGCGATTGAGGTAATCGCGGAGCCACTTGCGGGCTTTGCCTTCGGTGAAGAATTGTTCGTCGATGCGGTGCATGGGGGCGTTCCTTAGGCGAGACTGATGAGCGTGATGATGAGGAGACCGACGACCACGGCAGAGGTCAGCGTGTGCCAGACCCCTCCGCGATACTCAGCGTCTTCCCAAGGTGTGAGCGGCGGGCGATACCCGGGCGTCATTTCGACACCGCCTTGACGTGGAGCCAAGCGGCGAAGGCGGAGACCGTCAGGAAGACGACGCCGATGTTCCAGAGGACGGTCTTGAACAGTTCGTCGGTCATGCGTTCTTCCTCTGGAAGGCGAGCACGGCCTCGGCCATGTCACGCGGGTCGGTTGGATGCGTGGAGCTGCCGTGGCGATCCCATTCGATCACCGCGAGGAAGGCCGGTGCGAACTCCCAGTCGTATGGGATGCACTCGTGCTGCTCGTCCTCGGTCATGGCGTCCCATGTCTTGAGCATGAAGTCCGCGAGGTTGATCGCCGCATGGCGCATCTCGCAGGTGCCGACGTTGCCCCATGCCTCGTAGAGGGCAGCGGCGTTGCCGGTCAGGGCCTTCAGCCTTGGGTTTTGGCGTTCGTTGTCGGGGTCACGCTTCCAGCCGCGCTGGTTGACTTCGACGAAGGCTTCCCAGAGGCAAGCCACGGCTTCCATGTGAAGGTGCGTATAGGTGCGTTCGGTCACGGCTTTTGCTCCTGACAGACTGATTTCATGCCCGCGCCACTCGCGGAGCAGTCCCAGCGTGGCTCATCCGGTCCGGTGAGCAGGTTGATGATGATAAGGATGGTGATGATCACGGCTCTACCCTCAGTCGCACGAGGCGTAGCGGTGGCCGGTGACGTCAAAGCCGCTGCCCTTGCGCTCGGTAACGGTGAGCGACGTGCCGTAGCCGCATGGGTGATAGTGGCTGTACATCCGGTCCTTGAAGGCCTCGGCAGCCTCGCGGGTTGGGAACGTCTCGTTAATGCGGATCATTTGATCACCACGCTTCCTCGGCGACCGGCGAGCAGCCGCGCCACTGTGATTGCTTCTTTGCGCTTGCCGTATGGTCCGCCGATTGGCGTGATCCAGCCGGGAACGATGTGCGAGATGTGCCACTTGCCCGAGCCCGGGTCCTTGCTGATTGCGTAGATCGACATGGTCAGAGGTCCTTGTTCAGCTCGGCGACGGCAGCCTCGATTTCGGCCTGAGCGTCCCCTGTGGTGATGATTTTCAGTTCGCGGCGCTTCCAGCCTCGGTCGCGCATCCCGAGGTACTCATCCCAGACGGTGTCGTGGTCGTAGGCGCCGAACTCGATTGCCCATGGGCAGCCCGGTGAGCCGTCGATTGAGAGCAGCGTGTGATATTTGCGATTTGCCATGTGATTGCTCCTCACCCCGGGCGACACGACCCGGCTGGAGGTGCCCGAGGTCGTGCCGCTGGTGACTGAATGTTGCATCTACTCCATTTCTGGAGACGTTAGCCCACGACGAACCCGGAGGTGTCGCGCTTGGCCGACTGGCCTTTTGCGTAGAGGCCGACGATCACCCGTTGCGGATCGAGGAACCGCAGATCGGTCTGGTCACCGTCGATGACGTCGCGGCAGGTCTCGCCATACTGCGCCAGCTTGTCGACGAAGTAATCGCGCAGCGCCTTGGTGCGGTAGACGACGGCCATGTTCGCGCCGGTCTCGTGTGCGGCCTTGGTGACCGCCTCAGCATAGCGCTCGTTTGCGCCGCTGTAGCTCAGGGTCAGCGCGTAGTTGGCCGGAAGCTGGCGATAGGCCCGCTTGTAGACCTTCGTGTAATCGTAGAATTGCACCTCGGGGAAGGCTTCGAAGATCGAGGCATATTGCCCGACCCAATCGCCGAACTCGGCATCGGTAGCGGCGACCCGCTCGCAAGGATGAGCGACTTCCCATTGAATGTCGCTGGTGCCGTTCAGGCGAACCGCTGGCTTGACGCCGTGCTTGGCGCACCATTTGACGAACCGCTCGATATCGCGGACCAGCTCGGCCATGAAGGCGGCACGGTCGGCGAGGTAGCGCTGGGTCTTGGCGATCCGCGCCCGGTTGATCGAAGAGAAGACTTGCGCCTGTCCCGAGTTCACGAGACACCCGCCGTTGTTGTGTGTCGGATCGCAGCCCGCCTCTCTCGCCATTGCGCAGAGGTTAGCGCCCCCCGCCATCTTGGCCGGTGCGAGGTACATGATCGCGGTGGCGTATTCTTCCCGCTTGTCGCCTTTGATCGTCTTGGCGTTCAGACCGGCGAGAATTGTCTTGGACTTGAAAATCAGGGTGCCGTTAGCCACGGTCATACTCTCCCGTTTTGAGGTAGCTGCAATTGTGGAGACGATTAGGCGCAGCTATAGCGGCCCGTGATCCGGTGGAGCCCCTGCCCTACTCTGTGAGGACTGGTGACTGGCTCAATGGTCCATCTGGCGGCGGCTTGTCAGCCCGTTGTTCCGTCAGTTTCGAATGGACGCGGCGGCGGCTTAGATTGCGCTTGGATAAGGCCGCCCGGTTCCCCGAGGGCTTTATCTAAAGGCAATTGGGTGGTTCCGTTGTAAGACACGGTTTCCTTGTCCGCCTCTCTTGCGAGCGGCTCAATCATCCTTGCTATCAGGTGAAGGATGCTTTCAAACCCTAGCAGGTCGGGCCATACGCTTGGTTCACATCCCGCAAAGCCTCTCGGTCGGCAACCGGCAGCAGCTAGGGACTAGGCCTTAGAGCCGTGGGAAGCGATGTTTGGCTTCGAAATGGTCTGTGAACCGCCTATCTGGCGATCCCGCTTTCAGTGAAGTCTATTCAGTGCGGCGTGGCCGCTGTCAAAGATCACAAGCGCCCCTAGAGGCCTCTTGGTACCGAGGCGCTGGAACCGCCCCCACCAGAACCGGCAACCCGTTCGGCTGGTGTGATTTGAATGTACGGAACTGGATTAGCTCCGTAAATGGAGAAGATGCAGAAAAGAGAACTAAAATGATAAGTGCCTGTTTTTGCAGGGATAAAAGATGCGATGAAAAAAGACAGATAGACCTGAAATCTCCAGAAATGGAGCTATTTAGACAGGCAAATCAGCAAGGAATAACGAGTCCAATCAATGGCTTATGAGAGGTGACACCCGCTAGAAGGCTCTGATTTGCCCCTTTTGGCGTCCTAATGGTGCCCGGACTAGATGGATCGGACCAAACCGAGCAAGCCCGACACGGCCATAAACACGCAAACCCATTGCCCGACCTTATCGCCCCGTCGCGCAAACCTGAACGCGCCATAAGAGCAAGCCAGAACGAACGCCCCCCAAACGACAAGAGCTATGATGGTATCGCTGGACATGTTCCGCTTCCTCGCGTGATGCGCGCTCGTGCTAATACCCCCCGATCTACCCTATCGGTTCCCGCCGGGTCAAATTTTGCCATCCTGTCAGTTAGCGCTTGCTGATAGACATGCCGTGTCCCCTGCCCGTTCCCCTGCCGTGTCCCCTGCCGCGTGCCTCTTGCTGCCCCTTGCGTGATGTGAAGGGGAACCGAGCGCGACCCTGGCCCCCGACGCAAAAGACATAGATTGAAAGACACAAGCCCGAACATTCCCCCGTTGTGGCCACGCTAGGCCATTTTATGCGCCCCCCATGCCCCCGCCCTAGGCTTCAGGGATCACTAATCCCTACTTTGCCCTAACGAAATCAACGAGTTAGGCAATTTGCGTGACCTGAACCGTGACCGGAAAGGCTGCCGAGCGTCCACACAAGGAGAAACGAAGGGGGCAAGGGGGGTCTCCGCGCGAGCCGCTAATCCGATCCCCCTCTCAGAAATTTGTGTCAAACATTCCCGGTGGGCCGTCAGCAACGCCCCTCATGGCTCAACCGCAGGTGCCGCACAGGCGGACCTAACCGAATATCCCAAGGTCGCTGCTGGAAAGACTGGATCGGAGAAAGGAGGCGTTCAGAGCGTGGATACTGCTCTTAAACGGGTACTTGGCAGAAACGTCTGCACCAATCTGTGTCACCTTATTTGCTGCTTCGGAACTGTATTCCTCTAACACGAACACAGCGAGGAAATCGAAATGGTCCTGGTGAATTTTAGGAAGCTGTTTCACGTAACGATTAACTGCCAAAAACCGTTGGGCGATACGGAGCGCCGAAATCGCCTTCGACGAGCCGACATAAGTGATATCGAGCACGACCGTCTTGACGCCATCTGTCCAAACCCCATCGAAGACCACACCCGGCATTCCATTGGGTGAGACGTTCCGCTCGAACTTCAGGTTTGTCTGCTTCTCCATCTGCGCTACGGCAAGCTCTTCAACGACAAACAAGTCGGTGAAGACGGACTTCGCGTTCATGACCCCCAGGCGCTTTGCAGCGGAGCTCATTATGGGAGCGTCAGTGGGTTCTGACTGAGGGGCCGGAGCTGGCGATTCGATAAGTGGCGACAGGGCTCCGTCAACCTCGACAGAAATTGGGGCACCCAGAGTTATGTCCTCGACCTCCCCTTCATATTTCCTGATGCGGGCAAAGGGGGTGGCAGCAACGAACATTGCCGTGAAGGTCTCATCCGTTCTGTAATCGGAGGGTGCGTACAGGACGTGATGCTTCCAATAGAGAACGGCGAAGAAGAGCACCACGAGAAGAATGGGAAAGAACATTAGAAAGTCGACGTATATTTTCTGCGTCTCTGGTGACAGGAATGGTAGGACGACGGTCCCACTGACTTCGGCCAAACCAGCAAAGACCGCAATGACAGTCAGCGGATTTCGGATGTGTGTAATTTTCTCGATCATGCGCCCTATTCCCCCAGGAACACCCCTCTCAGGTTTCATAGACGGAATCCCGGGGGTCGCCAAGGGTTGAGCTTAGGGCTTCGGCTCTCGCCTCTGTCCTGTGTCTCCCTGCCCCTTCAGCACTAGCGTTCGGTTCCCTCTCGGGTGTCACTTAAGGGATACCTTATGATATCCATCAGGTGTCACTTAGGGGGAACCTTAAGGGAGAACCTTAGGGGATGCTCCTAGGGGGATGTTTAATGTTTCCCAGCGGTGAGCCTAGCGCTGAGCCCCTAGAACCACCGAGGGGCTGACTGGAAGGAAGACCCGAGGGCAACCTCCATGAAGCGAGCCAGCTCCGCGTCGATCAGCTCGTCTTTCCGCTGCTGGACAGCGACGGTCGTGTTCCGAGACATCTGATCCAGCCAGTAGGAGACACAGCCAGCGACAGCATCCAGCCTATCGTCGTGAGCGAGAGCCCCCCGCTGCCGGGTGATCCTCGTCATCTGATAGAAGAGACGGAACTTGTTGATCTCGTCCGAGGGATAGGAGGCGGTGCTGTCGTAGTCCCAGTCGATGACCGACGAGCAGACGACGAACCTGTGCTGGTTCATGATCGGCTCAAGGGTGTCGATGATACGAGCTTCCTTCTGAGACTTCGCCCAGTCGGCGTCTTCGATGGTCACCGGGTACTTCAGCATCGCCCTGGCTCTCAGGAGCTGAGCGAACATCCCGTCGCCCATGTTCGGCTCGACGAGGACCGTGTTCACGCCCTGCTCCTTGGCCGTGGAGAGTATCTTGTCGAGAACCTCATCGGCGTAGCCGTGGCCACGAGAAGCGCCCACAGCGGTCAGATAGAGGACTCCGTGGAGCATCTTCACGACGGCCCACGAGGTCTCGTCCTTGCCGCGACCGGACGGATCGACGTACATCGCCGTGCCTTCGTAGTCGAGGAAGTCCTTGTCGTGGAAGATCGGGCGGTACCAGCGGTCACCCGGGAGGCCGACCATCGGGAGCTTGTCGATGACCTGATCGGGACCGGAGCCCCAGACGACATCGCGAGGAGCCTTCTTCGGGTTCAGCCCCATGACGATCAGGTCGGAGAGCTTGAGCGGGAACTTGTCCTCGTCCGACAGGCTGGTGTCCAGCATGAACTGGAGGGAGAAGCCAGAGCGCCCGTAGGACAGCTCACGTTCGGCCAGATCGGCGTCAGTGAAGCGTTGCGGGTCTGTGGTATAGCCAACCAGCGTCGGGTCGCCGTCGAGCTTCCTGCCGATGTACGGGGCCAGCTTCGAGCCGTACTTGGCGCGGCGCTCCTCGTCGGGGAACCGGGCGGGCCAGATGCGGACCTGATAGCCACGGTCGGGCAGCAGGTTGTAGATCGACTGCTCGGTCTGCGGGGTGCCGAGGTAGATGATCCGGCCACCGGGCTTGAGAACGGCGTCGAACTCCTTGATCGCTTCCGAGAGCTTGTCCCGCTTGAGCTGGGTGTCCGAGTTGTTCGGGACTTCGATATCGTCCGCGATCAGCACGTCGGCACGCGACCCGGCGATCTGGGACGTGATGCCCAGCGACTTCACAGACGGGGCGTGAGAGGCGCGAGCGGGTCCGACGTCGAACGACACCTTGGACATGCGCTGGCCGTTCGTCGGCCTCAGGTGGGCCAGCATTTCCATCTCGAAGATCAGTCTGAGCGTGAAGGTCGAGAAGTCGTCGGCGCGCTGCTTCGAAGCCGAGATGACAAGGATGTTGAGCTGCGGGTTGCAATAGAGGAGCCAACAGACGAAGGCCGAGGTGACCCAGGATTTCCCTACGCCACGGAAGGCTTCGATGATCGAGCGCTTCGGGCCATGCTGCAGGAAGTCTGCAATGTCGTACTGTACGTTCGTCGGGACCGGCAGGTTGAGGTGCTTCCAGACGAGGAATAGGAAGTTCTTGAAGTTGCGAAGAGGGTCGGCTGAGTTCAGCGACGTGCTCGACCGCAAGGAATCTTGGGTCATTTGCTCCTGTGATGTTCAGGGGTTGATGGAGGAGGCGCAGGGCGGGCTCTGAGAGCTTGGGGCATAGGTTGCTGGGGAACGACCTAGAGCCCGCCCATGGACTCCTGAGGGGGCTACGCTTGGTACGTGGCCTTCAGTGCAGAGATGTGCGTCGCGGCAAGGGTCGCCATCGACTGGTGGATTTCGGTCCTCGGATGGGTACCGTCGTCGGTTGCCTTCGGCGGTGCCTTCCAGCGATCTGTCGCCACGGCGTCCACCTGTGCGGGAGCCAGCTCGATGAAGCGGTCGAGGTTCGCGTCAGATGCTACCGATGCCTCCAGCGTGTCGTTGCCCGTCCCGAACCATTCGCCGCCGACCTCGTAACCCCAGCGAGGGGTCTGGTTGGCTGCGGTGATCCAGCCGTCCGTCGAGTTGGTCTTCGGGCTCAACGAGACCTGAGAGACGTGCTCAACACCGGCCTGTTTGAGGACCGCCCAGGTCTGCCGGATACGTGGCAGGGTGTCCGCCCAAGTCTCGCCGGTCGAATAGTCGTTGCCGCCGTAACCAGCCATGGCGTGGCTGACGTAGGCAAGAGCCGTGGCCCTCTTCAGGTTCGACGTGACGAATAGCTTGGCCGTCTCACCGGACTTAGCCAGCGAGATGCGGGCGAGCTTAGCGCCGCCGACGTTGCCCAGAGCCAGACGCATGTACCCGCCACCGCCGTTCAGGCCGTCACCGGAGGGACCGCCGACGCCGTTCTCGATGGACGCGCCAACGATACCGACAGAGATCATCTTCGATACCGGCTTGCCGATAATGCAGAGGGGCAGCCAGACGTGGGTCACCGCGCTCCAGCCGCCGCTTCCGGCAAGGACTAGGCCGGTGCTATCGAGCTGGGAGGTCGTCAGTCCAGCGCCGCCAAAGACGTAGCGCTCGCCTGTGATCGCGGTCTCGTAAGCCGTCGTCTGGTGGAACATAGGGAGGCCACCCACGGCGTACTGACGTTCGGCCCTGATCCAGACTTCGGCCCCAGCCGGAAAGCTCTCCAAGCCAAACTCGCTGGCGAGCAGCGCGTCGGACGCATAGAAGGCAGCACCGGCAGTGACGTAGCCGTCGCGCTGGCCGCCGTCGAAGTAGACCCGCTTGGACAGGCCGTTGTACTCGACGTTGCAGCGGATCGTGTAGCCGCTCGTCGCGTCCTTCTCCCCGGTCGTGTCCACCCAGTAGCCCTGAAAGACGAGCTTGAGTTCCGACACGGCAGCCGTGCCGATGTAGTGGCGCGTGCGGGCGAAGTGAACGTTGTTGGATGCCGTCCGAGCGCTCGCTTCCGAGGTCATGATTTCACCCCTAGAGCCGACCACCTGATAGAGTTTGGCGACCGGCTCGGGGGTTGCTGACAGCGCCGTCGTGTCCATCAGGACATCGAACAGGACGCCGAACAGGACCTCTTGCATTAGCTGGCGTACAGCCCGACTTCGATGGTGCCAGAGACATACTGGCCGGTCTTGACGCCGATGCGGTAATACCAAGCGGTGCCGCCGACGCCGACCTTCTCGGCTGGCGCGGTGAACGTGCCTACGTCAAACCAAGAGGTACCCGGCTTGCAGCGCTGGACGACGACGGTTGCCTCGAATGTGCCCCCGATGGAGACGTCGAAGCTCTGGCCGCCCTGCACGAGCAAGGCTTCCGTGAATGTGTTTTCTGCCCAGATGAACATTGACATTAGTTTCGGTACTCCGTGTTGTATTCCTCACCGCTGAACGGGAGGCTCGCGGCTAGGTCGTTGATCTTGGAATTGGTGCCGGGAAGAACGCCCTGCCCGTTATCCTTGAGGAATTGTCGGACGACGTTCAGCGATGCCGCGTCAGGCGTCAGGTGGACGACCTCGCCGGTATCCTTGTCGACGACCGCCTTGCCATCCGTGATCATCTTGCTGAGGGTGTCGGCAAAGGCGTCGAAGAGGGCTTCCATCGCCTTGCTGTCTGTGCGCTTGCTCATGCCTTGTCGCCTCGTATCTTCCGGTACGCTTCAATTGACTTCGAGGTGATCTGAACGAGAAGCCAGACGACGCCGAGGATGGGTGCAATGACCGCTGCCACCTCCGATGCGGAGAATAGCCAAGGCAGCCATACGGGGGTGGCCACAGCCGAAGCTGCGACCGCCGTTGTTGTGTGTTCCATTGTTCTTTCTTGTTAAATCGCCAGGGCGAAGCCCCAGAGAGCGTCAACCTGATCGTCCGGTAGGCCGAAGAGGGTAGCGAGGCTGGTCATCAGCGGGTGAAGCCGCGAGTAATAGCTGGCGTTCTTCCACTCGATCATCCCGACCGGGTCATTAACGAGGACAGCGTCGATAGCAGCCTCGGTGATCCCGATGTCGAGCAGAACCCTGAGGAGCTGGCGGCGCGAGATGGCCGGGAGCCTTTGTCGAAGGTCGTGAGCGGTCGGCGGAACAAACGGATCGACTGGCATAGCGCGGTGCTTCCAATCGATGACCGCAGCCAGGACGTCGGGCCCAATCCCGTGGCTGTCCCCGGGGCTGACTCCGTATTCGACCGTTTCCAACGTGCCGTCGCCGTCGATGTCAGCGATGATGGTGGCGGTGTAGTGTCCCGGGATGGCCTGTTCAACCACCCCTAGCAGTTTGATGAAGTTGGACATTTTGATCCTTATGCTACCCGCTGATACAGGACTTTATCGTTGCCGCCGTCGGTCTCGCCGCGAGCACGCCAAGTGCCAGCCAACTGAGCGCCGCCAGTTCCCAAGGTGTATGAGATGGTATTTGCGGTGTAGAGGTAGATTGCAGCGGACGCGTTTCGGGAGATGTAGGTGCCATCGGCTACCAGCAAATGCCCAATCGGGAAGGTTGTCGCTGCGGCGGACGAGCCGGTGTAAATGTCGAAGGCACCGGCAGGACCTTCGGGACCCTGCGAGCCCTTAGGACCAGCGGGACCGATCGGACCAACAGGACCAGTCAAGCCCGTGTTACCCTTGACACCAGCAGGACCCTGAGGGCCAGTCGGACCTACCGGGCCAGTCGGACCAGCGGGACCCGTCGAGACGATCTTGGACCAATACGTCGCGACAGACGGAGCCTGTCCAGTCGTGGGCGTGGTGCTGTGGTGGATGAAGCTCTCGCCGTTGTAATAGACCGTGTCCCGATAGATGTACTGAACGGTCGAGCTGTAAGTGCCGCGCCAGTACATGCCCGGGCTGCCCTCGGGACCCTGAATGCCCTGCGAGCCGGTGGGGCCGACAACGCCCTGAACGCCCTGAGGGCCAGTCGCGCCAGTGGACCCCTTCGGGCCAATCGGACCAGTCGGACCAACGACACCCTGTGGGCCCAGCGGACCAACCGGCCCCTGAGGACCGAGGTCACCCTTCGGGCCGACAACGCCTTGGACGCCCTGCGGACCCTGAAGGCCCTGCGGACCCTGACCGAACAATACGCCCGCCGACCAGTCGCCTGAGGTCGCTGAGAGCTTGAAGTAAATCTTGCCCTCGGCGAGGTTGAGGAACGCGAAGCCCTTGGGCTGGGTGTTGTAAGTTGCGCGATCAACGGTGAGGCCGAAAGCGTCAGGCTCGAACGACGGGCCGATGGGACCTTCGGGACCCTGCGGACCCTGAGGACCGACGATGCCAGCGGGACCCTGCGGACCTTCGACGCCGCGCGGACCCTGATCGCCCTGCGGGCCAACGATACCTTCGGGGCCTTGGAGACCAATCGGGCCACGGTCGCCCGTCTCTCCGGTTGCGCCCTGAGGTCCCTGAATGCCGACTGGACCGAGCGGCCCTTGGTCACCCTGGGGCCCCTGATCGCCCACCGGCCCCTTCGGCATGTCAGCTTCGGTGTAGATGCGGAAGCCGCCGTTGTTGTCGAAGCCCATGACCATGTTGCGGCGTGCTTCGATAGAAGGCAGCGTGAGGGTCACACGACCGGCGTCACTCTCAGGCGCGATGATGACGCCCGACCGAATGTGGACCGCGATGTCGTCAGCTTCCTGAGCAACGAAGAGTGCCTGGAGCGCCGCCCGATTGAGGTCAACCGCTCGGAGCGAGGAGCCGTCCGCAATGGTTACGAGAGGTGTGTCGCGCGGCGTGTGACGGGCAATCTTGATCTTGCTCGGAACGTCGGCGGCGGAATTGAAGCGGAGGGAGTAAGTGCCCATCCAGACGAAGTCGCCGTAGGGCGCGTCGTCAATGAAGACCTTCACGTGATCCCGGTCGAGGTACGAGAAGTCGAACGTGTAGTCCAGGGTCGATCCATCTGCGTCGTAGAACACGATGGACTTAAGCGGTGAAGCCAATCTCTTTCCTTTGATGAAATAGAAAAGGCCCCCGAGAGTTATCCCGAGGGCACTTTTATGATATTTAGAGGTTGTGGGTGTTTGGGGAGGTGCCGCTATGATCGACTTACCAACCGCAGCGCTGATAGCGAAGATGGCCGCCGACGCGGTCACTGCCTTCGACAAGATTTTCCGCGGATTTGTAGAGGTTGCAAAAAAGGAGCTACCACCTCAGAGGCGAGTTCCCGAACCTGTTTTTCTTTACACGAACAGGCCGGACAGAATGGCCATTGTTGCAGAGAACCTTCATACCGGCGCGACCTTTCAAGCCGTCACGTATGAGGAGTTACGCCAGAGGCTGAACGACAATGATAGGGGATATATTGAAACACTATCCCAAGCGATGGAGAACTATCAACGTCAATGGAATAGTGCCTACCAGCAGAAGTCCATGGCGAGCGGAATGGACATTGGCAGACTGGAAGCACAGCTCCAGTACCTTGCTCAGCAAATCGCAGAAGCGCTCCTAAGGTTGCTCGAATTCGTCAGTAAGATGGGGCTCAGATTAGACGATCATTACATGGCAGCGCGACAGGTAGCAAAAGATTTTCTCGCGAAGACTCAATGAAATCGCCTCCGCTGCCGTTTAGCGCGGTGCCCGCTCGGGCATGTTGCTAATGAGCGGGTTCAGGCCCATAACGACCGGCAGAGAGTTCCCGAAGATGACCGGACGGATGAGGTTGCGGACCTCTTCCTGTGACCATTCGCGAACCTCGAACAGGCCAGCCATAGAGCGGACAGCCTGAACCATGTCGTTGATGCCGCCCGAGGTCGGGTTGCCGAAGAAGGCGTCGGTCGCCTGACCGGTCGTTCTGGTGTTGGAGAACCACGGGTCCTGACGAGCAGCGTACCGGCCAGTGTCGATCAGCATCGGGATGATGGATGACGGACCAGCACGGGAGAACGCTGCGGCGGCAATGCTGCCCGGGCTCAGGCGGTTCTCAAGGAACTCCTCCTGATCCGACCGGCCAATCGACTGGATCTTCATCTGGGCCACGTAAGCAGCGCCAGCGAAGCCCGAGGTCAGGACCAGATGGTTGAGCGCAACGCCGTCTCGGAAGTTCAGAGACTTGAGCGTCTGCTTGCCCCACGCCCCGACCATGAAGGTTCGGAACTGCATGAAAGCCTTGGCGATGGGATGAGACATCCACATGGCCATGTTGCCGATGTCGTTCTTCTGGATCACCTGACCGGCCAGACGATGGGCTGCCGAGATGAACGCCTCACGCGCCTCCCTGTCGGCCCACTTGTCGAAGTGAGCGCGGACGACCTTCCGGCCCGAGACGATCCCCTTGGTGAACTCGAAGTTCCCCTCGGTGTTGAACATCGTCATGACGCGGGCGGTCATAGCCTCGTCGAGGTTGAGGTCGGCCAGTCGAGCCTTGGACATCCCTCGCCCGCCCTTCGTTGCCATGTTGGCGAACTTCTGGACGATCACGGCGGCGGTCCAGCGCTCAAGCATGATGTTCGCCTGAGTGAGGCCCGAGGCTTCCGAGGTGACCCGGTTGGCCTTGTTCAGGAAGTTCTCAGTGCTGTCACGCCAAGAGCCAGTCGGTTCCTCATGGATGCCTGTCAGATCGTCCATGCGGTAATCTGCAGTTGCCCTGAGGCGGTCTGTGCCAACCCCGAGGAGGATTTCGAGGTCGTCCGCAAGGCCAGACTTCAGGATCGTTTCGCCATCGTCGGTGACCACACGGCGCAATGCCGGGGCCTGAGACAGCGCCGCCTTCCAGCCCATCGAAGCAATTGGTGCCCCGATTTCGCTGATCTGAGCGAAGCCGACTTGGTTCATGATGCTGGCGAAGTTGTACTTCCGCGCCATGCGCAGCCACCAGCCAGCGTTCGTCGCTTCCATCGCAGAGGTCGGACGGCCGAGGATCGAAGAGTAGGCAAAGCGGAGACGCTTAATGTCCAGCTCGCCCTGTTCCTTGGTGATCTTCCCTTCCTTGATGAGGTCGGCGTTCTTCTGGCTGACGAGCTTCATGTACTGCTCGAACTCGCCGTCGCTGGTGAAGCCGTTGATCAGCAGGTTGCCGGTCTGTGGGTCCTTGAAGCGGTAGCGGGACAGAGCGACACGGCCCATCGTCGAGCGCATGTAGCGGTGGAAGTTGCTCCGAGCGTCGGTCGAGATGAGGTCGGTGATGCCGATCCCCGCTTCGTCCACGGTCCCGTCGCGCCGAATCACGCTCTCCAGCCGCATATTCTCGTCTAGGAGAAGCCGCTGCTTGTTCTGGCCGTCCCTCCCGGCGTCCGACTTATGGTGACGGAAGGTTCCCTTGAGGTAGTCAGCATCGACAGCCGACAGCCCGTACTCGTCCTTCAAGAGGTCGATCAGGACGTCGAGCTTGTCCCCGGAGAGAGCATGAGAGGTCATGTCCTCAAGGCCGTGGGCCCGACTGACGATTGCCTTGGTGAACGCCTTGGACAGACGGCCAGCCACGTCGAGTTCGATACCGGACTGAGCCGACACGATGCTGTCCTTGACGAGACGCTCGATGGTGCCGTCAACGTATTCCCGGCCAGCGAGGATGACCCTCTGGCTTTCCCAGTAACGCGGCGCGTAGTGCGGGTCGTCGGCAATCGCGTCAGCGCCCAGCACAGGACGAGCGTCATCGAAGCCCTCCCGGTAGAACGGGTTCTTCTGGAGCTTGAGAGCCTCACGGTACAGTTCGGCTTGCTTGTCGGCAGCCTTACGGACAGGGTCGGGGTAGCGTTCGGCCCTCCCCGGCTCCCGGTCACGGATGTAAGCGTCGATCTGCCGGTTGAAGTCCCGGGCGATCTGGTCGCGGGAACCGTTCTGGTCCTTGGCGAACTCCTTGAGCTGGACGGTGTAGGTCCGAGCCTCCTCTGTGACCATCCGATTGTTCAGGCGGTCCATGTCTTCCGAGGCAGCAATCGGGTTCAGAGCCCCGTCCTTCTTGCCGGTGCCATCCTGCACGAGCCCAGAGCCAGCCTTGACGACGGTGTTCTGGGACGACTGGAGCCGAGCCGAGAGGTCGGGCCGGATCGAGCTGCCGAAGGTTTCAGCGAAGTCGCGGTCGTCGAGGAGACCGAGGCCCTCTTCTTGAAGGAACGGAGCCTGAGGGGAAGCCTTGGCCGCACCCACCGAGTTGCCGATGGCCGGAGCCTCGTAGCCCTGAACGGCGTTCTGAGCGGCCCGCTGGAGCTGGACAGCCTCAGGAACCACCGCGGAATTGCGCATCAGGCTGCCGACAGCGCCGCCGACACCGAAGCCGAAGACGGTGCCATAGAGCATGTCCATCTGGTCCCGGTTCGGATTGACCGAAGCGGCCACGCCTTCCGACGCCAGACCACCCGCAGCGCCGCCCACCGCGCCCACGAGGACGCTTGAGACGCGACGAGCACGGTTGGCCAGGACGAGCTGAGGAGCGACTGCTGAGGCCGCCACGTCAGCCGCGAGGGCTACCGGGTCGAGAACCTGATTGGCGATGCGGAGGACTGCCCCGCTCATGCCAGCCTCAGACAGGCGAACCTGCCGATCCCAGTCTTCCTTCACGCGCCCGAGGTTGTCCTGATAGTCAGCTTCGGAGACACTCTCGAGCCGCGAGGCGTAGCGCTCGATCTCGTCGTGGGGGATGCCCCGGTCGGTCATGTCCTGCTTGAGCTTGTTCTGATCCAGCGCCCAGCTCGGGTCGGGTGCCAGGCGCTTGTCGTCGTCGAACAGCCACGGAAGGGTCTGCTCGGTGTTGTAGGCGTCCTTCTGGAGCTGCCACCAAGTGGATGTGTCTGTCTCCACCTCTGGGGGCCGAGGGCTTTCCACGCGCCACTCAGGGACTTCCACGGAGGTCATGCCGACGTCAGCCGAGGCCGGATCGTTCGATGCCCTGATCGGCTGGAAGCTGCCGCCCATGAGCCGCTGAGCGTTGCGCTGGTGACCGGACATTTGATCCCGAACCTTGTCGAGGACCGTGCCAGGAGCGCCGCCGTTGTTGGCGTCAGAGGCGTGTATCTTGGAGGCGTTGCCAGCGTTGATCGCTGCGTAAATCTGGAGGAGCCCGTCACCGGACTTCACGCCACGGTCGGACAGGTATTTGAAGGAAGCCATGACCTGATCGCGGACTGGCATTTCCTGAGTGATTCCGTACTGCTTGCGCTGCGGGCCACCCCACTGGATGAGGCCGCGATGCTCGCCGTGCTGGGTCGTCGGACCCTTCTTCCATGGGTCAAATGTTCCGCCCGTCTCGTAAGACATGGCCGTCGCAACATCGAGCGGGTTCAAGCCGTACTGCTTGCCGCCTTCGATCAGAGCGTCTTTCAGTTCTTGGTTCAAGTGATCCTCATGGGTGAAATTGAAGGACCCCCGGGGTTAGCCGAGGGTCGCGTTAGGTTATCGCTGCGGTAGCTTCGTTCCGCGTGGGTACAGGGTCCCTCGCCTCTTGATCCGCTGTCCCCGATTGGTGACAACAGGCTTGGCTCCCGGCTCCGGTACGGCGATGTCGAACGTCTCGCGCGTATTCGGATCGAGGTAGAAGGTCTTCCCTTCTTCGTCCTCTTGGGCTTCTAGGCCACGAGCTGCGGCTGCCCCGTTGACAGAGACGCCATCGGCTCGCTTCTGGAACTTCTCGTCGGCCATCTGGCGTGAGCGATCACGGACAGACTGGAGCGAGATGAAGAACGGCTGACCGGACTTGTCGTCCATGACGTAGGTTCCCGTCTCCTTGTCGAAGAGAGCGAAGCGGCCACCGGAGACGTTGATGTCCCCGATAGGCATGATGGAGATGTCGCCGGTCTCGATCTCGCGATCCTTGAGCACGCCCGGGTTCTTCTTGGCGAAGCTCCCGATCATGTCGTCGAGGGTCTCAGCGTAGTTGTCCGGTAGGGCCGACTTGCCGAGCTGGAGAAGGACGCCCTTGTAGGTGATCGAGTTGCGCTTGACGCTCTCGGTCGCCAGCTTGATGGCCTTGTCCTGATCCACGCCACCGCGCACGAGACGCTTGGCGAGGCCCGCAACCCGCTGCTTTCCGGCTGCTGCGTTCCATGGGGTGACCTGATTGGTTCCCCAGAGCCAGCCCGGTTCTGTCGCCAGATCGCCAACAGAGCGGTCGATTGCTTCGTTCTGCTCGCGGGTGAAGTTCAGACCGTCCACGCTAATCGGCTGGGAGGTCCTTACGGCGAACTCCATAGCCGCTGCGTCGGAGAACTGTCGGCCATCAAAGCCGGTCAGCCCGTCCTTCGCCATGCGGAAGCTCTCCATGAAGTCCCGGTCGGCCTCCGAGGTGTAGGCCATGTAGGTGTTCTTCGAGGTGTCCTGGAGCCACCGTGCGGTCTGGACCTTCTCCATGAACGTGGCCATGGCTTCCGGGTCCTGCATCAGATCGGGAGACGCAGCCGAGGCGATGCCTGTGACGGCAGCCTTGATCTGCGGATGCTCCAGCCCAGCGAACTGAGCCTTGCGAAGCTCCCGGGTCCTCGTCTGGACCGGGCTCTCCTTGTCGAGCTTGGCGATGTCACCGGAGCGCTGGAGGTAGCGGTTGAAGGCTTCCTGCTTGATCGTGTCGGCCTTGACCGTCTTCTGCTCGCCGTTCCTGTCGGTGTAGGTGAAGTCCGCCGCACGGTCGAGACGGTCGTTCATCAGGAGGCTGTCGGCGTCGGTGTCCACGGAGAGGAGCGTGTTCTTGTCGTTCCTGATCGCGATGGCCTGAGCGGCCCGGTCCTTGATCTGGAGAACACGATCCTTATAGCCGCGCTGGAGGGACAGAGAGGTCTTGCCCGAGCGGCCATCGTACTCAGCGTCGAGCATCGCCACGGCATACTCAGGGTTCGTCTCAGCGATCCTGGCAGCCGCGTTCAGGTATTCCTGATCGAGCGTCTCTTCGTTGGCCCCGAGGGAGCCCTTGACGCCCAGCTCGGAGCGCATCCGGTTTAGGTTCTCGGCGAAGTCGGTGGGCTTCATGCCCGTGCCGATCCACTCCGCTGCCTTGTCGTGGATGACCGTGAAGGCGGTATCGACGGTGGACTGGTTCGTCCTATCGATCCGGTATTTGTCCTGCTTGGCGAGGACCGAAGTCTTGTATTGGTCCCACGCCCGGGAGGCCGAAGCGACGGCGTTCGGGTCACTCAGACCGGACTTCTCGATAGCTGTCTGGAAGTGCTTGGCGAGGTACTCTTCGGGATCGCCGTTGTCCCAATCGAACTCGGTCTGGAGAAGATCGTCCATGACGGCAGCTTCGGACTGGGCCCACTTGTTGCCGTAGACGGTCTGTCGCGCGGCATTGGAGAACTTGTCCTGAGTGACCGACATGCGGCCCTCTGAGATTTCCTTGCGGGTCTCTTCGAGGGTCTGCCCTGCCATTCGCTTCTGGAAGATCGCTTCGTCCCGTATTCGGGCGTCCTTATCAACCTTCGCCGCCAAGGGCACCATGTTGCCGAGGGAGTTGGAGAAGGAACCGAGGGCATCCGACAGGCGGGCCAAGTTCTGGTCACCCTGTAGCCTCGCCGGGGCAGCGTATGTGTCAGACTGCATGGGCGCGGGACGGAGCCGGATGTCCGACTGCAAATCCCGTACCTGAACTCGACCTTGTGCCATTTGTTATCCCTGTGCTGCTTTGGCTCGCTGAAGGCCACCGAGAGCGTCTAGGCCACCACCGAGGATTCGGATGGCTGCGCCCGCGAATGATGGCTTCTGGCCCTGATCGACGGAGTTGATACGCCCCTCGGCCTGTGCCTGAACGCCCTCCATTTCGCCTCGGAGGTAGTCAGCTTGCATTTGATAGTTGTTCGACAGGGTCCGCTCGTAGCGTCCTTCCTGCCCGTAATAGTCGTTGATCAGAGCATCGACCGAGAGGCCGGTCACCCCAGCTTCACCCGCCGCGACGTTAGCCGTGGAGCGTGCCTGGAGGGCTTCCCTGTTCGTGTTCTGAAGCTCCTGAGAGGCAGCCTTGGCTTCCTGCAGTTGCTTGTTCTGGCCGGTCGCATATTGACCGACAGCAGCCTTGTTGGCCGCGATCCTGTTGTTGTCGTAGTTCTGACGCTGCGCTTCGTACTGCGACTGTTCAGCCTGATAGCCGACGACGGCAGAGGCAGCAGACATCGCGAACTGAGCAACGGCCAGACCTACAGCGCCTACGCACATGCGGTTGACCTCAGTCTTGCAAATTCATGGAAGGGACGACGCTCGACACCGAACTCGGGGATGGTCCTCAGGAACGAGAAGCCATGCCGTTTGAGCCAGCGGATGTGTGCCTTGTTGCGGGCGTCGATGTGGTTCCCGATCAGGGGATATTTCTGGTGCAGCATATCGAGCACCTTCGGGGTCAGCTTGAAGAAGTCCCTGCGGTACTTGAAAATGTCGGGTGAAGAGACGGCCCAGACGAGCCCGAAGGTCGGGTGCTGGTCCACCGGCTGCACACCGAAGAGGCCGACGACTTCCTCTTGGTCTCCGGTGAAGGCCCAGGTTTCCCCGGCGCCTTGCGTGATGTCGAATGGCAGGACGGCCTCAGGTTCCATCCCGAGGAACGCCCTGAACTCATTCTTATCTGCTTCACGGAGACGCGGAGCCAAGTCGATGGCGTCAGCCACCGTGGCCCTGCGGATGTATGTCAAAGCCTCTGTGTCTTCCTCACGTAGTTGGCAATCCACTCAGCGCTCAGGATTGAGCACGGCAGATAGCTATCGTTGACGAGTTCGATCTTCACCCGGTCGTTCCGGCAGAGGATCGGGAGACGGAATGAACCGTCGCTCAGGTGGATACGATCTACCCGGTTCTCAGGATCGCCCATCATGCGCCCATTCGTGAAATAGGAGCGCTTCTCCTGTGCCAGAGGCGTGACCTCGACACTGAAATAGGCGGTCTTGGAGAACTGGAAGAGTATCTGGAGGAGCTGCAAGCGTCCCTCTGTGATGACCGAGGTGCCGCCGCCCTGGCTCTGCTGCCGGATGTAGATCGTGGAGAGTGTGTAGCGCATCTCGTAGGGTATCCCGAAGTAGAGCGGAACGCCCCTCACGTCGCCCTGCACGACCACGAAGTCTGAGCCACTCTCGACGATCTGGAGGGCCAGACCCGGTTCCATCTTCTTTTCCACCGAACCGGCTGTCACACAGACATAGTTGTCGAGCGTGATGTTGAGTTCCATGGGTACGAAGGAGCGGTCGAGATAGGCGTCGTACTCCACGCTCGGGGTGTTGACGACGAAGCGCCGGTCGAGGTGGGTCACGAACTTCTGGTTGACGTCGATACCACCCGGCTGCACGTCCATGCATTCAAGAAATGCCTCGCCTCCCCTGACGAAGACGATGAAGAGCTGCGAGGAGACGAACCCGATATCGATCACCCGGGTCACGCCGGGGAACGTCCACTTGGACCAAGACGACTGGAGCTTCTGCCCATTCGCCCAATAGTATTTGTAGACGTAGATCGCCGCAGGGTCGGCGTCGGTGAGCACCACAAGGATGTCCTCGTGCGTCGATGCGGCCATCTTCACGACAGCTCCCGGGATGTACTGGGGCACATGGCCGGTTGCATCCTCGGCGTCGGCAATGCCGTTCTCGTCAATCCGGTACTCGCGGATCATGGAGAACTGACCACGAGCCACGGGGAAGAAGATCGAGCTGCCGGTCGCCACTGGTCGCGCCATGGAAGACATCGCGAAGGACGTCGTAGCGCGGATCGAGGCTGTCTTCGGGGTGAGCAGTTCGTTGCCCATGAAGGTGAACTGCTTCTGGTCGGCGAACAGGACGAGCCTGTCGTTGAACGCTTCGGCTGCCCTGAGGACGGACACGCCATTCTCGGTCGCCGCCACGTCGATTGGATCGTCGTCGAGCAGCGTCGTCGCCGTGCCCCGCCAGAAGTCGAAGAACTCGCCAGCGCAGCTTAGGATCACGTTCTCCCCCGAGAGGAAGCCGAGCCGGTTCTTGAAGAACACGATTTCGTTGACCGTGAGACCCACGAAAGACGGCTCGGGGATCGTCACCAGATCGCCCGCCACACGCGAGGCCCAGGTCGCCCTCTTGAAGGTGAAGGTGCCATCGGCGTTGCGCACGAGGATGTGCGGCATGGTCGCCGGATCGAACGAGGTCTTGATCCCCGGTGCCGGCACTTCTCGCCAGACGCCCGGTGTGCTCGCGTCGTCAGACGGAGACTGCTTGCCGAACTTCACGTAATAGTCGTCGAACTTGGTGGTGACCGAGCCCGAGACCTTCACGACCACGCCCTCCTCGCAATAGGCGGGAAGATCAGCGAAGTCCTGAACGTGCTCCTTGATCGCCTTCATAGCATGGCCATTGTAGCCATCCTCGACGCCGATGCTGAACGGAGTGCCGTCGTTCTTCTTGATGTAGATCGTGCCCCGGGAGACCTTCACCGTCCAGCCGTTCTCGGCGGTAATGCCGTTTGCAGCGAGGCTGGTGTCGGCGGTCTTCCATACCCAATCGCCATTCGGCTTGTCGTTGACCGTGGTCAGCAGGTCTACTGCCTCTCCGGTTGCCAGACGACGGCTGATGAAGGCCGTATCGACTGCCGGGGATTGGTTGGCGCTCGTGCCGTCCGGTGTGCGATACCAAGCGACGACAGCCCCGTTGATCATGATCTTGTAGTCCTTGCCGTAATTACCGGCCATCACGTTGATGATCGCTTCGCTCTTCGCCCCGGGCTCCGTCGTGGAAGCCATCGCGACCTTCTTCTTCGTATTCGTCACGAACGTGTAATCACCCACCGTGATCGAGCGATACGGAGGACGGGAGGCCCCACCGGAGTAGTTCAGATAGGTGTAGCCGTCCGGGGACGTGACCACCTTCTCGTCGCCGATCAGGTCGAATACTCGGATCCCCGATGGGGACATGATCACTTCGTAGCGCTCGGAGGCGTCCCGGTTGATCATATGGGCGTGGACTGCCGTACCGAGAGAGTTCCCGAGGGTCTCGATACGCTGCGTCGGCGGGCGCTTCTTAAGGCCATCGACGACGGTGGAATATGCGTTGATCTGAATTTCGCCCTGAGAGGCCAGCCTGAGGGCCATTGCCTGTTGGCTGACGCCGTTGGCGAAGTTCGGGATCGACCCGGAGACCTTAGCCACGCGCGCGAAGGTCCTGATTGAACTGGCTACCGGTGAGCATGTTCGGGTCGGTGCTCTCCAGCTCCTCGGCCATCATCACAGACTGGGCCGTGAGTTCGTCCTGGGAGGTGTAGGAGTGCGTGCTCTGGTCGCCGAAGTAGCGATCCTGATATTTCCGAGCGGCGCGGATGGTGATGTAGAGGCGAGCCGTCGAGGGCAGCTCTTCGAAGTCGAGGCCGAGGACTAGATCGACCGTCACCGGGCTGGCGAAGGTGTAAGTCTTGTCGGTCTTGTTGTAGAGCCGAAGGCCGCGCTGGACGCCGTTGATCCCGGCACTTTCGCCGACCGTATCGACCTTGAGGGTATTCCGGGGGAGCCTGATCGCGCCTTCCTGATCGGGCGTGATCTTCAGGCTGTCCTCAGTATTGAAATTCCAGCCCCGCGTTTGGACCTCCACAGAGGTAGCTCGGAGCGTATTCATTGCGAGAGAGGCGTCGATTACGGTGTTTTCCTCAAGCGTGGAAATCGGGCTGTCCGATCCAGTCGCGAGGATTTCGTTGATCGCCTCCAGCTCGGTCAGCGGGGTGAGACCGGCCATTGGTTCTCCTGTGAAGGTGTGCAGAAACGAAAAAAACCGGAGCCCCAATGAAGGAACCCCGGCTGTGTGGTTTGTGGAGACGGCTGATTAGGCGGTCTTAAGTTCCAGAGCGCACTCCGGACGAAGCTCGCCGTGGCCGATAGCGTACTTGGCGACGATCAGGGTGCCCTGACGCGAGACCATGTATTCGCTCTCCATAGCCAGATCGAGCAGCTTGACGGTACCAACGGCACCCTTGTGCATGATCAGACCAGCGGTCGTGGTGAAGTTGCCCTGGTACTTGGTCGGGCCGGTTGCGACGGTCTGACCGTTCGGCAGGTTCTTGGACTTGACCACCGGAATGTCGGCGATCTTGATGACCTTGCCGTCCGAGTAGGAGCCCTTGCCGTCCCAATCCTTGTTGATGACCTTCGTATTCTGCGCGAGGGCGTAATACTGGACCGGCTTGACGAAGCCGTAGCGGTCACTTTCAGGGATGTACTTGTCGTCGAGGATGGCGGCAGCGTCGAAGAAGGCCGCAGCCAGCTTGTCGCTATCCGTCAGGAACGAAGCGTTGGTGAGCGAGCCACCACCCGGAAGACCGTCAACCACCGCACCCTTACGGGAAGCGAGGATCGCCGTGCGGGCGACGTTGCGGTCGTAAGCCTGAGCAAGCTCTTCGCCGAGCTGCTTGGTCATTTCCGAGCGCGTGTCGAAGTGGTTCATCGCTTCGAAGATGTTCGCCGTGAAGTAATCGGTGAGCAGGAGGTCATCGATCGTGATGACACGCTCGTTGAACTTCGCGACGGTTCCGAGGACCTGAGCACCCGGCGTGTGGTAGCGGGCACCCGACGTGCGACCCGTTACCGGGAAGGACGCGGACTTGCCGTTCGGAATGTTGCGGACCATGTGCTTGTCCGCGAACTCGACTGTGCGAGTGAATGCAGTGATGATTTCGCCGGTCGCGACCTTGACGAAGTTAGCGTCGAGCGCACCAGCGCCGTTTGCCTGACCGAGGTTGGAGACTACTCCATCTGCCATTTTATTATTCCCGTATTGTTCTGAGGTTTGCGCGGACCTCGGAGCAGCACTGGAAGATGCGTTGGGGATTATCCGGCTTCCGTGCCCTCAGGCGCGGTCGGCGGGTCGCCAAGTTGTCTTCTGTGAGACTTCCTTGGTTCCTGTTGATCACCGGCTAAGAAGCGGTGTGATCTGTCAGAACGGGATACGGATATGTTGCGCGAGGAGATGCTCTTCTCGCTGCTCGTCGCCTTTGTCGGCGTTGGGATTGCGACAATGGAAGCGATGCACCAGCAACGCGCAGCAGTCCGGCTCGCTCGAAGCTATTCCGGACGATTTACGCTGCTGGTGCTTATCCCTGTGCTTTGCGTGATCTTAGTCTCGTATTGTAATGTTTACTTCCGTCGCATTATCCGCAAAGCCCAATCCGAATATCTTTTCTCCCTCATCGGGATAAATATTGTAAGCTGCTTGCTCAACTCCGCCAGGTAAGCTGGCGTTTCGTACTTCTGTTCTATTCGGTTCAATTCGACCGAAGGTGACAGAAGCAATCTCTCCAGAGCCTTCGTCTTTCACGGAAACATCCGCCGATCTAAATCCGATGCTTGACGCATTGCGAATCCTGATAGGAATGTCGCGAAATAATGAGGCGTCTGCTTGCTTCCCTGGTTTGGACAGCTCAATAGAGAGCTCCATAGCTTCGTTAGCCATATGCGTCTCCTTTAGCAGTGAAGAGGTCGCTTCGTATTAGCGACTGCTTATTTTTACGGGAAAAAAGCCACTATGCCAACCGGTGCGTCGACGGAAACGAATGTTATGCGCGGTCAGATTGGCCGAAGCTTAGAAGGGCCGACACCTATTCACTTGGAGACGTTGTCGTAAAAGGTCACGAGTCGCTTGCCGCAATCGGTCTTGGCGGTCTCGGATTTCTTGAGAGAGGCGATTAGGCCGAATACCTGCCCCTTCGTCATCGGCCCGTGGGGGGCCGGAATGGCCTCGTCGAAACAAACCCGTAGGTCTGCCGGGAGTTCTGGGTAGACCGGCTTAGTCAGCCGACCAGAGGTCACGCAGCCGGTCAACGTCAGGGCCACTAAGGCACTGGCTATCCCGATCTTGAAGCGTTTCCACATAGCTTTCCAATCCGGTTATCTTGAGTTTCAGGGATGACTGCCTCTTGGCAGCCTCGGTCGCGAGAATGGCGTCCGCTTTACGAGCATCGCGCTCGACGTCGATTATTCTCTGCGCCAGCTCTACATTCTCTTTGAGCTGACGGACTTCGTTCGCATGTTTGGCATCGAGTCGGCCCTTGCCGTAGACCACGCCAATGACGGCGAGAATGGCGAGGAGACCGGCGAGCCAGCCGTAGAGTTTAGATATCGGGCGGTCCTCCGATGGGGAAGTTTGAGATTGCATGACGGAAGTCCATGTGGCCGACGCCTACGTAAGCGCCGTAGACAGCCGGGATCATCACGGTGATGCCCACAGCCGCTGTCTCAAGCCCCCGCCAGAGCGAGAGAAACAGGGCCACAAAAGATACAATGAGGGTGACCCCGAGCCAGAGCTTGGAGGTCTTCCTCTTGCTGCGGCTCATCGCCTTCCGGCCTTGAACCCCTCGAGATTGCCGAGTTCGTCATTGCGGATGTCAAACGACGGGCAAGCCTTCGAGGCATATTCGTTGTGACCAGCGACCCGCTTGAGGGCGAACTTCTTGATCGCCTCGATTGTGAGACGCTTCATCGTCGCCTTCTGGGCCGGGGTGCGGGTGTCTTTGGGCGTCTTGCCGTTAGCGGAGACACCGCCGATGTAAGAGTAGCCGATGGAGCCCGTGTTGTGGCCCGCGACGTGAGCGCCAACCTTCTCGATGGGTCGTCCTGGCTGAACTGTGCCGTCGAGCAATACGACAGCGTGGTATCCGATACCGGCCCAACCGCGCTCTTTATGCCAGCGGTCGATATCCTTGGCATCGAAATGCTTCCCCTCAGGCGTGGCGGAACAATGCCACACGAGGGTGTGAATGGGACGCATCAGTTTCCTTTGATAGCCGAGGCTTGCAGCGATGCAGTGGCCCCGGCCAAGTTAGTTAGCGGATGCTGTTGGAGCGACCGAGCTTGGCTTCGATACGCGAACGATAGGCGTGGTCGGAAGCGTAGCGGGCGTCGTTCATGGCTTCGGTCACCTCGGCCCAGCTACCGAACACATCGACAGCAGCACCAGCGGGCTTACCGCCGAGGAGCTTCGGGTCTCTGCCGTTGGCTGCCTCGTACTTTCCCTTGAGCTGCTCCATGGCGATGACCGCCGCGTTGACGTCGGAGTTGCCAAAGGAGGCGTTGAAGGTGTTGATCTCGTCGGCAGTCAGAGACGTGGTGGCCCATGCGAACATGCGGTCCATGTTTTCCTTGCCGCCAGCAGCACCAGAGATGCGCTGCGTGGCCAGTTCGGCGAGAGCGTTCTGACCGGCGATGTACTGATCGACCGTTGCGCGGTCATAACCCTTGGCTTCGAGGTCGGCGTAGGAGGCGTCGGAGAGCTTTCCGTCCGTCTCGAACTCCGTGCTGAGGGCGTTCAGATCGACCTTACCCGGGACTTCCTCGTCCTTCTTCTCGGTCTCTTCTTCGGCCTTCGGCTCTTCTTCGCCTTCGGTCTTGGGCTCCTCGACGGGAGCGCCTACCTTCTTCTCAAGCTCGCCATAAGCCTTCGCCATGTCTTCCCAGGACTTGAACTTCTCGGGGAGACCTTCGGGGCGTTGGGGATCAGCCTGTGCGGCTGCGGCTTCGGCGGCGATCTTGGCGCGGGCTTCTTCTTCGTTCGTCGGGGCGACTGCCGCTGCGGCTGCGAGCGCTGCTGCGGTCTCTTCCGATGTCGGATCGCTGGACTGGATAACGACGGAGTGCTGTTCAGCCATCAGTGAGCCGTATAGACCGTGCCGGAATCGAGCTTGATCTGCTTCTCTGCGGGCTTCTCACCCGTCTTCTTCTTGGTGGCCGGAACCGGCGTCTTTGTCTCGTCAGCCATTCGGCTCTCCTTGTGGTTGTGCGTCGTTGACCATCTGCTGCTTGCCCATCTGCCCCATAGCCTGAATGGCCTGAGGTCCGAGGTTCTGAGCCAGCGCGGCCATCTGTGCTTGCTGATCGGCCTGAGCGATCTGTTCGTCGGTACGGATGAGGCCACCCATATCGACACCGAGGGCTGCCCCACGGCGCTTGAAGTATTCCCCGAGGTTCACGTAGCGACCGATCACTTCGGCACCACCCATCTGTGCAGCACCGGCAATCAGCGCGTCGAGGTTGTTCAGGTCGTTGCCTCGGCCAAGAGCATCAATGCCCGTCACGATGGACGTGCTGGTGATTTCCCTCGGAAGTGGCGGAACCTTCCTCTCGTGCTCCATGCGGTTGGAGAACAGGTGAGCGACTGGCATCTGCATCTCTTCGGCCAGCAGCGAGTAAACGCCGCCCATGCCTTGATCCAGCTCGCCAGCGACGTAGCGAATCTCCTCTGCCGTGACCCGGTCCCCGCTGCGCTGGATGGCGCTGTTGAGGAGGAAGGCGTAGGAGAGACGTTCGGTGATCTTGTCGACCAGCCTTTCGGCCACCGCGAAGTCGGCTTGCTTCTCCAGACGGAGAGGAACAACGTCGCCCTCGTTGCCTTGGACGAACGCGCCATTCTCGGCCTTGGCCAGGACATGCGGCCTGACGACCGAGTTCGGCCTCACCAGCCAGACGACCTTGGCACCCTGAATGGTCCCGTCGCGGAGAGCTTCGGTGAGCTTATCGAGGTTGTTGAGGTCGCCGATGTACTCGTCGATGAAGCCACGTCCGTAGTCCTCACCCTCGATATAGGTGAAGCGGAGTGGCAGCCACGGGAGCTTGTCGATGGGATACTCGCCAGCGTATTCGCCGTCGATCTGGACGCCGTCGATCTCCTGAGTGACGATGAACTTTGATCCGTCGTCGGCTCGGCTGATCTTGGTGTAGACGTCGATGGTCGCCTCACGGGGCGCACCGGCAGCATCTTTCGCGGTCCCGATCTTCGCCAAGATGTCGGCTGGCAGAGCAGCACGAGCGATCTGTTCGAGGATCACGATGTCGAGGAGATTGGCCGAGGCGTCTCTCTGGACGACATACGAATGCAGCTTATGGGCTCGAACCTTGCCCTGCTTCGGGACATGGAGGAGGCAGTTACCCGCGCCGAGCAACTGGCGGAACACTTCGAAGGATACCGGGCGGAACATGGCGCTGTTCATCACGGAGATGACGGCACGCTCACGGGCGCTCAGGGCCTTCTCGACTTCGCCTCGTTGGTCCTCTGCCTGTGTCAGGCTTTGGAGGGCTAGGTCATCGACGGTGTATTTGAAGAAAGGTGCATTGACGGGGAACAGGCTGATCTGGAGCTTGGATGCCAGATGCCGCAGACCCCGGGCACCGAGACTTTGGTTGGGCTCTTTGAACGTCGTGGCCCCGGAGGTCCCGTCAGAGGGAAACAGGTGGGGCACCGTCAGCTCAGCCGCCCGACGAGCGCGCTTTAGATACGGCTCGCGGTCGGTTGAAAGTCGTTCGTAAAGAGCCTTCGCGGAAATAGCTTCCGTTTCGGCCAAGGATTATCTCGGAATGTTGACGCCGGTCGCGCCACCTGAGGCGAGCGGAATGGTCAACGCAGCACGACCCTTGCGGGCCTTCGTGGCGGCACCAGCGTCGGTGTCGCTCTTGCGTGTATTGTCATTGAGAACCGGAGCTGCGGGAGCGGCGATCATCGGAGGCGGTGGAGCCACCGGATCAGCCTTCTCGATCTTCGGCTGCTTAGGTCGGCACATTGTGAAGGATGTCCTCTTCCTGCTGTTGGAGTATGGCAACGAGGTGATCAATCACCCTCTGCGCTCCGAACAGAGCCCCAAGCTCGCGGTCGGAAATGTGAATGTCTCTCGGGAGGCTGTTAGGGAATTGCGTCTGTAGCCAGTTGAGAAGGTCCCGAGGAACGGCAGGAGCAATATCAAATCGCTCCATAGTGCTAGGGGGATGTTTAATCATTCTTCAGGCGGGAGCCGTTCTAGTTCGCGCTGAGCGAAGAAGATGATCTTGTTCAGATCGTATTTCTTGGACGTGCCGTCCTTCTCACCGAGCCGGTAACAAGCCTTGAAGATGTTGCCGATGCCGAACTCCATCTTCTTATGTTCGATGAGATCGAGGAGGTCTCTCGCCGCCTCGGGGATCAGGTAGTAGGACGAGGAGCCCCCGTCAGACTTTACCGGGGCAGCCACAGCTCTACGTCCGTATAGCCCACGAGGCCGCTGTCGAAGAGACCGTCGAGGTCGTCATCCTCATGAGCGATGATTTCCGCAATGTTCAGGTTTTGCGTGAGCCAGAGTTTGGCATCGTGACGGGAGCGGAACACCAAGCCTTCGTGGCCGATGTCCCATTCCGCGTAGATGCCGATCAGTTTGGTTTCCAGAGGATCGGTTCCTTCTTTGCGTGGTCATAATCTTCGTTTCGAAGGATACGTGCGAGGCGGGCTTGCATCAGGGCGTCGTCTGCGGTCAGTCCAACCTTCTCGTAAGCGCCGACGATCGCGGGCCAGAACGGCTCACCCTCTTCGAGACTGTCGAGGAGCTTCTTGGCTTTGACCGGGCCCATGCCAGGGCAGCCGGGATAGCCGTCCGTCACGTCGCCCGTGAGGGTCTGCATCAGCCAGTTGTGGAGGGCCTCGGCCTCGGACACCTCAATGATTTCGCCATTGCGGTAGACCTTGCCCGGGATGGTGAGCATGTCCTTGTCCTGGGAGACGATTATCTTCTCGCCCTTGATCAGCCGGGGGTTGGTCGCGAGGATGCCCATGACATCGTCGGCCTCGATCCCCTCCTTGTATTTCGCGCCATGCTCTTCGATGAGCCAGCGCTTTACCTCGGTGGTGCCGACAGGCTTCCTGCCCCGCCCCGCCTTGTATCCAGCATAGAGGTGGTGTCTGAACGTGAGCCCCTGCGACAGGGTGATGACCGATTGGTCGGCGTCGAGGTCACGTTCGAGGCGCTTGATGGTATCCAGAACGGTGGACTTCACTTCCTTGACGTCGCACGTCAGGGTCCACTCGTCGTCTCCCCAATCGATTTCTCGTTCGAGGACAGCGCCGGTCGATACGACGAGGATGTCCCCGTCGATCAGAAGTGTTCTCAAAATGTCTCCTTAAAGGTCGTCGCGGTAGCCGCAGAGCGAGCAGACGCTGGCGCAGACAATGATGTTTCGGGTCGGGGTGGTGATGCACTTGACGGGCATCTTGATGAACTTGTGCGCCCCGATGCGGCAGAGGAGCTTCTTAACGAGGCTCACTCGTCGTCCTCCTCGTCGAAGTATCCGACCTCGCGGAGGCTATCGGAGTAGTAGGACCAGTTGTCCACGCCACCGCCCTCCAGGCACTCACGCCACTTGGCATCGTCGAGAAGGCTCTCGTATTCCCGCTTCGGGATGGTCACGTACTCGGTCGTGTCGTCTTTATTCATCGTCTGCCTCGATCTGTCGGATGCCGTATTTGTCGGTGAGATTTTCCTGCATGGCTTCCCGGTCACTTGCCTTCATCAGCAGTGCGGCGGTGAAGGCCCCGCAGCAAACCAGCGGCGTCCTCCGGGTGTATCGAGTACCATTCGCCAACTGTGGATAGGCGGAACCCAGCCACAAGGCGATGAAGAGACGCCTCAGCTTTTGCACGGTTCGGAAACTCCTTTGCTTCGTAGAAGGTGAAGGCTCGGTAGGGATCGCCCGTGTTGAGCGACCGGAGCCTGTTTTTGAGGTCTCTCGCGAAACCGATCTTGCAGACCCCGGGCCACGCCGGGTTGGCCGCCACGTAGACGAAACCCGGCGCGTTATGCGGAGCCTTAGTGTGTTTCCGCCCAGCTCTTTCCGATGTCGTAGTTACCGGCGAGTGGGCAGCGGAACTTGTAATATTCCCCAGCGAGGCGGATGGCGTCTGCCGCTGTCCGTCCCACCAGTTCTGCTTTGTCTTCATCGACCTCTATTTGCCACTCGTCGTGGATGTTACCGACGAATTCGTAATGAACGCCAGGGATTAGCCCCATTGCTTGAAGTGCATTGTCAAGGATGACGAGAGCCCTCTTCATCTGGATTGCCCCTGCCGATTGCAGGAGCGTGTTGAGCGCAGCATGGGAGGAGCGAACCGTGAGGATGCGCCCGTCCTGGCCCTTGATCCAACCTTGGGTCTTGGACTTCTGGATCACCGCCTCGACCAGCTTGCCGAGCGCGGGGAGCGCCTTGAGGAACTTGGCGCGGGAGAGCTTGCCAGCATTGGTGATCTGCTGCTTGGAGCCCTTGACGCCGAGGATCATGCCGAGGTTGAAGTCGCCCGACCCGTAGATGAAGGCGTAGAACCAGGTCTTCGCCGTGTCGCGGTCACACCCGAGCGCCTTAGCGTTCAAGGTGTGCATGTCGGTGCCGTCCGCCTTATTCCCTTCGAGGACCGTCGAGATGTATGCGCCGCCGTCGAAGCGGGCCATGTACCCGGCAAGTCCGCGGAGTTCCAAAGCGTCGGCGTCACAGCCAACCAGAACCTTGCCCTTGCTGGCGATGAACAGCGCACGGCACTCGTGGCCGTAGGGGGCGGTACCGGAGGGCACCTGAGCCATGTTCGGCTTGCTGTGCGTCATGCGCCCGGTGACAGCGCCGTTGGTGTTCACGGAGCCGTGGATGCGCCCGTTCCTGACGTGCTTGACCCAAGCCTCCTTGCCATCCGAGAGCTGGCCGAGCCGCTTCTGGATCATCAGGAACTTGGTGAGGAGCTTCGCTTCCGGGTATGGAAGGGACGACAGGACTTCTTCATCGACCGTTGGGTGGCCGTCCTTGCCGAACTCTAGGGGCTTCCAGCCGCGCAGCCTCTTGAGCCGGTCGGCGATGTCGAAGCGGGAACCGGCGTTGAACGGAACCAGCTTGACGTCGGTGTACGGGGCGTCGGTCGAATACTCGGCCTTCGGGAAGATCAGGATCGGTTCGCCGGTCTTCTTGTCGAGCTTCGGCTCCCCGGTCTTCTTGACGCGCTCGACGCCGATGGGCTTGAGATGCTTCTGCTGGACCTTGCGATCCACCGAGGGCACCCTTTTGCCGAGATTGCGGTACCAAGGCTTGAACACCTTGAGCAGTTCGGTCTCAGCTTCCGCCTTGGCCTGAGCCAAAGTGCCGAGCAGATCGACTGCCGCCTTCTCATCGAAGCCGAAGCCGTAGCGCTCCTGCCGCGAGATAATCCGACGAACGCAGTGTTCGAGCTGGATGCTCTCCTCGGAGAAGCCCTTGGAGTTGACCTTGAACCAGACCTGCTCGGTGACCTCGACGTCCTGAACGCAGTAATCCTGCATGGACTTGGACCACTTGCCCCAGACAAATCTGGTGAGGTCCTTGCCCTTGAGCCCGAGCTTCTTGCCCTCGGCCTCTTTCTCTTTGCCGTAATCGCCCTTCCAGAACCCGAGGCGAGCGCCCCAGCTTTCCAGAGAGTGGCGACCGAACAGCTTCTTCTCGATCCATTTGTTCAGACCGAGCTTCTTCTCGCGCCGGAAGTCGGCATCCTTCATGTCGGCCCACATCAAGCGGGACATCACGATGGTGTCGCGGACAGTTGCCTTTGGCTGGAACCACGGGTGGAGCTTCTGGATGGCCGGAACGTCGAAGTCGACAATGTTGTGACCGGCGATGAAGTCTGCTTCCATCAGCCAGTAGAGACCGGCCTTGATGGGAGGGTAGCCGGGTTGGTCAGCGAAGCTGCCGACCTCTCCGGTATTCACGTCCTTAATGACCAGAGAGTGGATCACGGTCATCTCGGGGATCAATCCGTCCGTCTCGATGTCGAAGACGAGCGTCTTTGCTTGCGGGTCACTCCATTTGAACGGAAGCCCCGAGGGTGTTGTCGTCAGGAAGATACCTCTGTGATCGCGGCAACCACCTCGCGCCAACGTGCGGCGTCGAGGGTGATGACTGCGGTGCGTGTGAACAGGATCAGGCTGTCGCCATCCCGCTTGACCCGGAGGTCTGACGGGAGGTTCTCGTTCGTGTGGTCATTCAAAATGGAAGGTCCCCGTCGTCCTTACCGGCCTCGTTCTTGAAGCCGTGGGACTTGGCGTCCTCGGTTGCGAAGGGGTCATCCTCTCGGACGTAGAGCCGCCCGGTCTCGCCGTGGAAGCCGAGATTGATCGTCTTTCCAGTGGCTTGGCCGGTGAAGCGGTCCTTTAGGATGCGGAAGACCGTGGTGGTGGCGATGTTTGGATCTTCGTTCTGCTGATCACGCTCCAGGCCGAACATGAAGAACGACCAGAAGCCGATTGCTCGGGAGCCCTTGAAGTGACGGATCATGACGCGCCCGCCTTCCTCATGGGGTTTCCCATCAGGCGTGGAGAGGTGCGAGATGTAATGGATGATGCAGCCCAGCTCGTTGGCGAGACCGGCCATCTCCTTCATGATCTGCTCGATGGAGCCCTTCTCGTCGCCCGTATCGGCCATTGCCGTAAGGTGATCGAGGTAGATCAGCTTGATGCCGAGGCTCACCACCATGTAGCGGATGTGCCCCTTGACCAGCTCCCAATCGGACTGCCCGAAGTTGTCGTAGAAGAACATCTTCCCGTCCAACTCACCGGCTGCCCGGGTCAGCTCGTCGGCTGTCCACCCGGCGTCGGGGACGTGGAACATCTTGCCAGCGATCTTGCCAGCGCAACGTTTGGCGGTCTCGACGGGCTTCTGTTCGAGGAAGATCGCGCCGACATTCATCTTCAATTCGGTGATGTCGAAGGCGATCTGCTGCATGAAGAAGTCGGTCTTGCCGATGCCGGTGCCAGCGCCGAAGCCGTAAACTTCACCGTCACGGCGACCGTAGGTGTAGCGCGTGAGGTCCTCGGCCCACCACGGAAGGCCCCATTCGACCGGCTTGAGCAGCTCGCCCATGATGTCCGCGACACCGACGAGACCGTCAGGACGGTAGACCTTGGCACCCCAGATGGCGTCGATGGTCTCCTTGATCCGGCCTTCCATCAGCATCTCGTTCGCGTCCTTGAGGGGAAGCGTGGCGATCCTGAGCTTGCCGGGGGTGAACGGAATGACCTTGCATTCGTCGGTGGCGTTGCGACCGGCCTCGTCCTGATCGAGCATGAGGACGATTTCGTCGAACTGTTCGAGCCAGTTGAGCTGCTTCCGCAGGGCCTTGGCCGCACCGTCAGCCCCGTTCGGGACCGAGACGACAGCCCATTTGTGGTCCTGCATCTGGCTGAGGGAGATGGCGTCAAGCTCGCCCTCGACGATGACGACACGCTTGCCACCGTCGCGCCAGAGCCACTGGCCATAGAGGCACATGTCGGCCTTATCGCCTCGGGAGCGGAAGTCCTTGCCCTGGTATCTGACCTTCTGCCAGACGAGTTGTCCTGCGCTGTTTCGATAGTTGAACAACCGAACGGCATCGCCGTTATGGTTTGAGCGGGTGAAGCCCCACTTCTGCGCGGACTGGAGTGTTATGCCCCGGCTGGACCATTCAGATGGCTCCCCGAGGGCAACGAACTCCACGTTCCGGGGACCCTCTTGGGCCTCGGTTTGAGTTTCCAATGAATTTTCTCCGGGTTCGTAATGACGGCAGCCGAAGCAATAGGCGTGGCCGTCAGTGTATCGAGCTAGGTTGTCCTTCGATCCGCACTTCGGGCACGGCTCTTTGTGAAGGAACTCGCTGTCTGTCTCGTGCAACTAGCCGACGTCCTCGACCCTGAGGCTGTTGGCGATGGCGGTCAGACGGTGGTTGGCCTGATAGGCGTAGGAGAAGACGATCCGCATGACGTCAGCGGTCGCGTACAATTCGAGGGGCGTGGCGTTGCCCTCCTGAAACTGCTCGATGTTTTCCGCGAGGGGTCGGTCGAGCATTTCTTTGATGGTGCTGAGGAAGCCATCGGTCGCCTCGTCAGCGCGTTCGAATGGGGTCAAACGGGTGATCCTTTCCTGTTCGGGGAAACGAAGAAGGGGCCGAAGCCCCTCCCCTTAGAACCAGCCGAGAACCGCGCCGAGGAACGGGATCGGGATGCCGATCAGCTTGATCACGAAGAGCGTCGAGAACGGCGCGTTCGCTACGGCGATGTTGATCACGTCAATGAAGTTCATAACCCAGCCGATGAAGGCGAGGATCGCGATGAGGAGGTAAGCGAGGAGGAAGTGCATGGGAGACCTTTCAGAGAACCGGGGGATGGATCAGGCGACCAGATCGGCGAAGCGCTGCGCTACCTGAGCGGCGCGGTCGCGGCGGGCGAAGGCGTCCATGCGCTGCTTCGCGGCCTTGGTGATCTTGTCTTCCAGGCGGTTGAGTTCTGCGTTCTCAGCGACGACGACAGCGTCGAGGTGATCGAGCGCCTTGGTGATCCCGGCGATTGCCTTCTCGGTGGTCGGGGGGCGGGCGACGAGGGCAACGATCTTGGCGAGGAGGTTCTTCATTTGGAGGCTTTCTGTTTTGCTGGGATGAGGACGTTCAGTGCTTCCATTCGCGCAGCAGAAGGCGCTTCGCTGAGCCACTCCGAGGGGATGCTCTTGTTGGCGAACTGGAAGTCGTGGGTTCGGCACCACATCGCGTAGGTCGTTGCCGACTGCTTGCTGATGCGGGTGTTGGCGTTGGAGAAGACGAACCGGATGTCGAGGTTCGGGTGTTCCTTCTGGATCAGCAGATGCTTCTGCCGGTCGGCTGTGAGGAAGCGGCCCTTCGTCTCGACGACGATCCCGTTGGCGGGGATGATGAAGTCCGGCGTGTATTTCGCGAGGCGCGGCGGGATCGTGTAGGAAACCCGGAACTCCTCGTACTGGTAGGCGTGACCGGAGGCATCAAGCTCCCCGGCCACTTTGTCTTCCAGACCAGACCGGAACCCGTGAAGGATCGCAGCCTGTCGGACAGAAGGCTTTCTCGCCAAGTTTAGAAGTCGCTTTCGCCCGTTGCGGCGGAACCGCTGTCGCCGTCGCCCGAAGAGGTGTCGCCACCTTCCGAGTCCTCGCTGCGGTAGTCGTCGGGGTCGTAGCCGAAGCCCTCTTCCGCGCCGAAGCCGTAGCTGTCAGCCGAACGCGAACCGTTGGTAACCAGCTCGATGACCTGAACGCCGCCAAGCATCAGCTTGAGGCCAGCCGCTCCGGTGCCCGGGATGAAGTACGGCGAGGCAGCGAACGAGACCTTGCCCTCGGAACCGCCCCAGATATTGACGCCGGTGCCGATCTTCTTGCCGCGAGCGTCGAACAGGTCGGGCTTGCGGGACCACTTCTTGCCAGCGCGGGGGCCCTGCTTGAACTCGCCCGAGGCCTTCATCGAGAACTTGAACTCGACGTCGCCGGTCGGCTCTTCGGTCTGCTCGTCGTAGACCACGGTGTAGAGATCGTTCTTCTTGATCTCGCCGAGCTTCTTGCGGGTGGCGACTGCCAGCTTGTCGAAGGCAACCTCGCCCTCCGCCATCGCTTCGTCATAGGCAGCCTGGAGGGTCGTGCCTTCCTTGTTCTTCTGGCCCAGCCACGCTTCGGCTTCGTCGAGCGACATGCGCAGCTTCAGCGAATACTCGCCTTCCGGCTTCGGGTATTCCTTCGAGCCGTAGTCGGGCTCGCTCAGCTTCGGGTAAACGAACGAGCCGCGCGGGGTCGTGAAGTTCGGGAGCTTCTTCTTGGTATCTTTTGCCATATCTGTAGTAGATCCAGTTCTGGAGATGATTTAGTTAAAGTAACGGCGTTCAAGGGACGAGACGTTGTACCCTTGGTCAGCCAGCTTGGCCCATAGATCGGTGGGGATTGGGAAGCCGCGCTTCCACGTCAGGATCGCAGCGTTCAGTGCGTTGCTGGCCTTCATGCGGCTTCCTTGAACACGAGTTCGAGGGAGTTGGTGAAGCTCGAGATGACCTTGTCGACCGTGGCGTCGATGCCGAGTTCTTCCTTCACGTACCGGTTCAGGACGACCATGACGTCGTCGGTCGGGACCTTGATGGCCGTGATCGGGGTCTTTCGCGGCGGCGGGGCCAGGACAAAGCGGGTAGCGAAGATGCCGCCCACGTGGCCGACGAGATGCACGAAGTGGCTGTCCACCATCTTTACGACGAGGTCCGTGTTAGTCGCGATACCCCAACGGTTGGCGTGGTCGATGTGCTTGGCTTCGTTCTTGATGCGGACGATGTCGCCAGCGCGGAAGTTGTTGGGGGCCGTCATGCCAGTTCTCCTTGAAGGTAAGCCGCGATGGCGCGGAACTCGACCCGCTTGCCGTCGTCGCCATTGATGAGGTTCTTCGTCGCGGCGAAGGCTTCCTGAGGAGGAATACCGAGATGTTCCGCGAGTTCGAGGAAGACCGCTGCTGCGCCCATGATCTGGATCTCGGGCTCGAAGTCCTGCAGTCGGTCGAGGACGGTGAGAGACGCTCGGGCGACATTCACCGGAGCGGCCATGTTCAGGGTGTCGCGATTAAGCCTTCGCATCGGGGCCTCGTTCGTTCAGGTGCAGGTAAATCAGTGTGAGAAGGCAGAGCATGATGACGAGGTCGATCAGGTTGCCGATGAGTTCGAGGCTCACTGCTGCGCCTCGCGTCGGTTCCGGTAGATCGCCTTGCGCTGCTCCTTCTTGCCGAAGTAGCCCTGTTCCTTGAGCCCTTCGATCAAGGCGCGTCGTGCCTCGTAGCGCTGCGTCTTGTTGGCCGTGGACAGGTCAACGTTCAGGCTGCCGACCGTGATGTCGTTGCGGGCAGCACCCATTCGGATGGTGATGTTCTGGTTCATCCAAAGTCCTTTCGATGTTGGATAAGGCTAGGGGGATGGTTAATCTCCACAACCGCTGTAATTCCAGATATGGAGACGTCTAGGCGAAGAAGAAGTCAGAGTTCTGGATCGCCCAGAGATTGAGTGTCCCCTTCGGAGGCAGTTCCGGCAGCTCGTATTCGAGACTGTGCTCGAAGCTGAACTGATCCAGAGGGTTGGTTTCGTACATCCTGATGAAGACCTCACGGAGCCGAGCGGCCAGCGCTGTCGTGTGACAGGCGTGGGTGCCGTAGCTGTCGTGGATCATGGCAAAGGAGGTGATGCCCTCGGCTGCCAGTTGGTCCACGGTGAGGATCATCGACGAGGCGTCGAGCGAATGGACGAAGTTGGGACTGATCGACGTCGCTTGCTTGTTCCGGTTGATCTGATCGGTCTCTTCCGGCAAGCGCATCTGGATGATACTGCCGCCGATGCGGGTATCGATCCTGCGAGACTTGAAGTCCATGTAGGACTGGTATGCCACGAAGCCCGAGGGCGTCGTCCAGTGGATCGGGTGGTTCTCCTTCCCGATCACCCTGGCTGTCTGTTGAAGCCAACCCATGGCGTCCTTTGCCGCGATGACGACGTCCCCGATGCTCGTCCAAACGAGGCCCGCGAGGTACCCGATGGCGGGCTTGAGTTCGTCGCCCAGGTTGTGCCCCTGCCCCTTGTCGATCCGGCTCAGGACCTCGGCCTCCACGTATTTGACGCAGGACCGTGGCGTTCCGCCGTAGGGCAGCACCATGACAGGGCGCTTGGTGATCTTGCGGTCGATCCCGAAGTGAAGCCACTCGTAGGACCAGCGCTCGATCTGCGCCCGCGTCGGGCCCTTCTTCTTTTTCTTGTCGTCTTCCTCGACCGGCTCCGGTTCTGTGTGTTCTCCAAAAGTGGAGACGATACGACGCAGTTCGGCCATCACCCGGTCGGCAACGACCTGATAGATGTCTTGCGGCTTATCGGCTGGGATTAGGTTCACGGCTGCGCCTCCGACAGGATCGCGGAGCATGGCCGAGAAGTGCTGGAGCCCGTTGCAGGAGCCGTCGAGGGCGATGGGGATGTGCGACAGGAACTCAGAGGGGCGATGCGCAGACATGAGCCCATGCCACTCGAAGCAGAACGCGAGGAAGCACCACGGTTTGTCCGCTTCTGTCCACCACAGGTCTCCCAGAGGGTCTTCTGCGCAGTCCAGAATGTCGGCTCCGTGTTCCTTCACCCACGCCACGCGGACGTCGAAGGGGACCTTGTCCACCCCGAAGGTGTTTGCCCCGTGGATCGCCAGCCACCGCGCCCCGTCTTCCCCAAGGGGTTTGCCCTCGGAGAACCTGAGAAGCGCCTTGACGGGGTCGCTGCCCTGGGGGTGAAGCGTCTGAGGTACCGGGTAGACACGCCCCCGGAAGTCGAGGTTGTGCGGGAAGTAGATCGCGGGCTCGGTGCGGAACCGCTGGGCCAGATCAAGGAGCTGCTGCTGCTGGAGGCGGTCGCGGCGGAGCTGGATGTTTGCCGAGTGAACGTCCCGGGCCTTCCACTTCCACTCCCTCAGGGCGTCCTCGTTGGTCTCGATGTCGTCGGGCTTTTCAGGGAGGTCGATGTCCCTGCCCGACACCATGTCGCCAATGTCAGACCGTGCGGCCACGATCTGCTGCATGACGTCGAGGACCTGAGGATTGACCTGCCAAGCCGTCCGCTGGATCGCGTTGAGGCCCGCGTAGACCGTACCGAGGTGCGCTTTCAGGAGCCGCTTGCGTTGCTCTGGGTGACACTTGCGGACTAGCTCCAGCGGTCGGGCTGCGTTGGTGAGATAGCCGCCGCCGTTGAGGCTGTCCCAATCTTTCGGCGGGACGATCATCGGCATGTATTGCGGCCACCGGCTCTCGCCTCGGTCGAGGGACTGCTCGATCCAGTCGTGGGTCTGGGCTGTCAGCTCAACGCGGTACTGGTCGTGGCGGGCATCGCGGTCGCTGCTCTCGTGCCCCTGCACCATCGTGGCGAGGCCGGTCATTTCGCAGAACAGCTCGACCATCTTCATGCCGAGGTGGAGCTTGTCGGTCTGCCGCCAGATTTCCCAAGGGATGTCGAACTTGCCCATGGCGTAGGTCAGGACGACCATTTTGTGGTGCTCGGTCGAGCCGTCCTTCGTGAGCTTGTTGTCGATCTTGGCGTAGAGCCCGGGCTTTGCCGTGGCGAACACCTCGAAGCGGGCCTCTGTCTCAACGCTGCGGGCGACTTCGCGGGCCAGCGTCAGGAGCGGCACGGATGGGCCCTTGATGAGCCGGTTCAGGATCGCCCTGGCGGACAGGTAGCAGACCACCTCGGGGTCCATGTCCTTGACCAGCCGAGCGGCCACGTTGCGGCGACCCGGTCGACCGCCGTAGACCTCGTCGATGAAGGTCCGCAGACCCTCGGCCATCGGGTTGATGACGGTGGAGACGAGATACTTCCCCGGCTGAGTGCCTGAGCCCCGATCCTTCTGGATGTCTTTCTCAGCCCGGGAGCGGAACCGGGCAGCGCCCAGTCCGGCCATTTCGATTTCTAGTTCGGCCTGACGCTGAAAGAGCTGGGGATGAAGGCTCATGCTGTTCTCCTAATGATTGAATCTCCTTTTCTATTCAGCGGCGATCAAAGTATCGTACCTAAAGGCTGAATCGGAAAACTTAGGCAAATGGACCAAATAAACAGCATCCTTACAAATCCAATGGTCGGGATTCCTCTCTCGCTGTTCCTTAGTTTATTGGTTGCAAAGTACTCTTACAAGATAAACTCGCTCAACAAGGCTAGGCTAAAGAACTATTTCTTTCGGCGCATAGCCCGTATTAACGTGGTGCTCTTCGAAAGAAGGGATGCCTTTTTTGCGGATTTTATCTTCGGAATAGCTATGGTCATACTATCCGGTATTTTGGTCGCTTCCTTCTCCATTGTGAGCATCTTTATTCACAAAGACATATACCCGAACCCGACCGTTTTTGCTGTGATGAATTGGCTGCTGATTGCCTTTATCGGAATACTCGGAGCATTTCACTTCAAGGTTGGCTTCAGATTGATGAGTGAGATGACTTTGCTGTCTAACCCGACCTATGCGGTCGATAGATTGAGGAAGGAAATCCATTCGCAGGACACAAGGGAACTCTTGGATGCACAGGAAATTGAAACCTTCACCAAGCTCCTCGACATAATTGCGGCAGACATTCCCGCCCTGTATGGGGAGCGACGCGGGTTGGACCTTTACGGGCTAGCAAAAGAACCTGAGCCTCAAACACCTCCCCTATCAGAGGAAGCGCGCCCGGCGCAGTAATGCGTGCGCCATTGGTTGAGTGGATTTCCGCTCTGCAACCCCTCGGCATCCAAGCTGTGGATCAGTCGAATAACGGGTGTAGGCCGAAGGCCCAACAGCCATGTTGTCCCGCTGCACTAGACCAGAACAAACATAGAATACACGCTGCCGACCAGCCTCGGGTCTGGCGTGCGTCGGTCTAACTCCCAAGAGATCGGCGCTCGTTACTGGGTGGGTACGGTGTTTGTGACGACGTAGGGCCCGAGGTTCGGTCACGTTTTGCCCTTTCGAGGGCCAGAGAAAGGAACGACCGCATATGTTGCTTGTTAGTGAGACCCTCGAGATGGGGGCGAACCTATCTCAGATCGTCTCTCTACTCATCGTCATCTATGCGATGATGAACTGACCCAGGAGGCCCCACTTCGGTGGGGCCTCACTTCTTCCTCTTGCTCCTCCACGGCTGCTCACCAGCCATGATGCTGCCGTGTGGCAGAACCCGGTCGACGATCTTGGCCAGCCCGAAGGACGCGATCTGCTCCTGCACGGCGGCGGCGGACTTGTAGGCGCTCGGGAGTTCCGAGAGATCGGGCACCCCGTTGAAGGCGCGGATGTCCAGATCGCCCACCTCGTCGAGGATGATCTGTGAGGCGTCCATCCCCGACAGCGTCGAGAGGTGTTGCTTGCGGGAGAAATTCCGGCCAGCCCCATGCGGCGCGAACCCGAGACCGTTCGGTGCGTCGGCGTGTTCCGCGATCAGGATCGGCTCGGCGCAGTTCATCGGGATCAAGGTCTTGCCGAAGTCATCCCCGGCGAACCCGGCGAAGGACGGCGTGGCCCCCTTGGCGTGGTAGAACGAACCGTCGCGGCGGAACACGAAGTTGTGCTCGTTCCAGAACCGATCGTTGTAGTCGAGCACGCCGATCTTCTCGCCGATCTGATCGTGGATCGCGAAGTGGCTGGCGCGGGTCCACTGCCGGATGATCTGGAGCGCGTCCCAGTATTCCCGACCGGCTGCCGTGTTGAAGTCGAGCCATGCGTTGTGCGCCGGGACGATGACGCCGAGCGACTTGACGAAGGCGTTCGCCGCTTCCAGGCCGAGCTTGTAGAGCATGGCTCCGGGCTTCCGGCTGCCGTGGTGCGTGACCACGACCGTGTCTCCGGTGCTTTCCAGCTTGCCGACATAGAGGAAGTGGTTGCCGTCGCCCTGCGTGGCGAAGTGTGCCCGAGCGTCGGGGATCAGGTCCCGCAGGAAGGTGTTGGACGCCATCAGCCGGATGATCGCGGTGGGCACCGGGAGCTGCCTATCGGGCCACCGACCGCCAGCACCGAAGTGCGTCGAAGCGGACGCCGCGTTCAGGACCGCAGCCGGATCAACCTTGCCGTAGTTCGTCAGCGCCATCGAGCAGCAGACGTCAGCGGAGTGCATTCCAGGGTGGATGGCGTTGCCTGTCTTCGCGACAGCGCCGACCGGGATGGTGCCGGGAGCCTGACCAGCGGGGCAAGCATCGGGCATCACTGCGATGGCCTCGACCGTGGGGACCTTCGCCAGTTCGATGACGTGAGCCATGACCTTGGCGAGGTTGTCCCGTTCGTGTTCGTTCGTGGCGATGAGGTTTACGTGGATCGGCGTGTTCAC